CAAACGATTTTTATCTAAAGACGAAGTTTCAAAATCGTTTGTTTCATCAATATGATTTTCGCCTTGAAAATAAAAGACTAATGGATATTGCTTGCCTTGCATATTTTCACGGCTCACAAAAGAGCCATCAATTCCAATAAACTCAAAACTTTCGGTATTGAAATTTATGTTTTTTCTGGCATCAAACCACAAAGGACGGTAAATTTCACCATCCCCGGTCTCTATTTCTAAGTTGCTGTTTAATTTATTTAGCCAATTCATAATGAAAAATTATACAATCAAATGTCATTGAGTTGAGTTTGAATAGGGCGCTTTGATAATCAATAAGTTACATAAAATAGATGAAAATTGATAAAAAAGTATTCATATATAAAGAATATAATTTATAACTATCTGATAATCAGTACTTCTACTTATTCAAATATTTAGCAAATTGCTTTTGTGCGTTCTTTTCAAACATGCTTCCAATTTTAGATGCCGTTTCACTTGATGCAGGATCAACAAATGGATGCTTTGTAATTGTAATTGAACGATTAAAAGTATACCATCTTTCCCATTTACCACCTCTTTTAATTCTAAATATCCCTTTATCTGATTTAACAATTGTTGATTCAGCACTTTTATAAATGATACCGTTTTTATAACCTATAAATTTTTTAGCATATTGATTTTTATTCACCAATCTTCTATTTGACCTTGCCTGTCGTGTATTATCTGAGGGTATGCGTCTTCTTGAAATTGTGCCTCCGTCTTCTTGTTTTATTAATAAATCCCCGGCCCCTGTTTTGCCTTTAATAGTACCGGCATCACTTTGCATCCTATTTATATCAAAAGTATTTTGACATTTATTTGCCGCTGCATGGCTTTGTATGAAAGTTCTATTCCTTATAATAAAATTTGACTTAAAATTCTTTATAATCAATCGCCTTGCCATAAATGCCGCATCATTCAAAGTAGAACGTACCGCTATTGGCATGGCCGAACGGTGCAATTTTTCTAATTTGTTGGTCAACTTGACCGTTTCTGAGGCGTTTATGTTTAGGAAGGGCATTTAGATTCTTTTAAGGCAATAATTTTGCATAAATATAACCTCTATTGATTATACCATCGTTAAAATCAGTATTATCAAAACATCCGCCATTATCCCTGATTAGTTCAAATCTTTGAGCTGTTTTATTATAAAAATAAGATCCAAGTAATGAAGTAGCATTGGACTGAGGTAAATAATATGAATTATAACCAACATTAACATCTGAAAATATTATGATTGAAACAGGGACTACTAATCTATTTACAGGATTTGCCCAATTAACTAATTTAATTTGAGTAGTATCCATATCCCACGCCCCGATCGGAACTATTGCTTGTCCTATTGTCCCATTATCAATTAGCCATTTCATTGCTTCCAACAATTGAAAAGTATTAGTAACATTATCTGGCAATGTATTTTCAGTAATCCCGGCCAATTGGGTCATGCGATGAAAAAACTGGACAATATCCCCGTTTATTTCTTCATTCACTAATGTTTGATTATTTACGATCCGTCCTTTTGGGTAATCGCTTGTTGGGGCTTGTACCCCGGCTTGACTTTCTAGTTTTCTCATATATATATTTTTTTTAGGTTGTTTGAAAAAAGCCTGAAATTGTTAATTCTTCACCATTGGCACCAGGATAACTATTGTCATATTTTGTAATTCTAACTGTATCTGTATTAATTATAATTCGGGATCTAAGAGATAAACCACCTATATTTGCACCTCCAAAACAAAAAGAATTAGTCACATTGCAAGTAAATGGTAACGTAGATATTAGGTATCCAGAACCCGTTCCATTTGTGGTTATTGTAATTATTATTGTAAAAAAACAAGTTTTGCCTAATAAATAATAACTACAAATTGCAGATTTTGTAGTTATTGTTCCGGCGGAAGCCGTTATTGTAGGAACAAAAGTATTTATCCAAGTAACACCCAAAGCCGCAATATCCGCTAAATCAGCAATAGTCCCATCTTTATTTTGGAAAGTATAAGTCCTTGCCGCTGTATTGGCATTTGTAAAAAAACTTGTAAAAGTATTCAAGGCATTTTTAAAATTTATCTTGAATAAAGTTAAACCTACATAACCGCCAGTTGCATCTTTTTGAGTCGTTTTTTCTCTCAATAAATCATCGTCCAAATTATTAAAAAATGAATCAAAAAAATTACTAAAATCAGACTGCGTAGGTTCATAACCAGTAATCCATAATGCTTTTAATTGTGTTCTTGTAAGTGCCATATTATTTATTTTATTACAAATGTATAACCAATTGAACCTGATCCAATTCCAACGCCGCCCGAAATGAAATCAACTATTGAAATGGCAGCCATGTGAGCAGGTTTTAATTTTAAAACTAATTCCCGAAATTCTTTTTCACGTGGTTTTGGTTGACTAATCCTTGCTGGCCAAAATTCGCCACCAATGAAAAAAACAGCCCTTTGATGTGCAAGATCCCCAAAATCATCCGTTTCATCATAAATTGAATTTAATATTTTTTTATAAGTCAAACTTGATGAAAACCCATAATTAACAGCATTATATTTTACATTGCCATATAAAGCCGTCACAAAATCATAAACCACGGGAGGATCTCCGAACTTATTCTCATGAACCCAAACCATAAAACCAGCGGATTGTAATTGGCCTTGTAAATATAATGAACTTTGTCTATATAAAACATCGCCTGGATGCTTATATTTTCTTAATATTACCAGCTTTCTTGTTTCAAATGTATTTTCAGGATTATTAATCAAACCTAAAGCACGCTCCCAATTCGTTGCATCTTCTAAGCTAAAATTTAAATTATCTGCCAGAATAGAATCATTTATTGAACGTATTTTTTCAATAGCCAAGCTTTCACTAAAAGTTAAAGCTTCATGTATCTTTTCAAATATCCCACCTTTTCGCATCCACCACGCCCGGCCTGTTGGATATAGTTGTTTTGTTAATTTTAATAATTTATTTGAATATTTTGGGAATTCCGTTGTTATGGTAAAATCAAATATTGAAACTTCATGTAATGAATAGTTTACAACGTATAAACTTGCATCTTTATAAAAAACAGTCATTGGAAAATTCAAATCCAAAAACGTATCCGAAATATAAATCCCTTCATTATCACAAAAGATAATCCTATTATCTTGTTTATCCGAAATTGCCAAAATACCGTTTACGCTTGCAATATCGCTAGGGTATTGCAATGAAAAAGTAGAAGTATGTAATAAAACTAAAGCTAAATTATATATTTTTACATTTTGATTAAAACTATCACAAATTACAATCTCATTCAATGCCGAAATACAAACACCTTCAGGAAAGTTAAAACCTGCAATTTCATTTACAAACGTCCCGGTATTTGAATGAATTTTTATTCTATTATTCTGAGTATCTGCAATGTACAAAAATCCGTTTTTTGTATCAATTCCTTTTGGATAGTCAAAATTATTATTTCCAGTCCCTAAAGTCCCAAATTCCAAAACAAAAACACCTAATAAATCATGTTTTTTTATCCTGTGATTGGCAGAATCAGTAATATATAAATGCGTCCCATCGCTGCAAATTTTTTCAGGAAAATAAAAATTATTATTTCCAGTTCCTTCAGTTCCAAATTTGAACAAAAAAACGCCGTCCAAATCAAAAACCTGTATTCTCGAATTTTGTTTATCTACAACAAAAATTTGGTTTCCAACTAAACACAAAGAAGTTGGATAGTCAAACTCACCGTTTGCAGTTCCACGAACTCCAAACGATTTATTCAAAAACATATTTATTTTTGCATATGCCATTATACAGCTGTTACATTTCTACAATAAGGAATATTTCCATTTATAAATTGGTACAAATTTAAAGGAACATCATCTATTTCCATAACAATAGCCGAAAATGTATTTATTTTACCAATTACAGAAATAACAATATTAAAAATATCCGAAATGTAAATTTTATCATTTATTGAATTTGGATCATCCGCCCCACCAATGTAAGGCCTGATATTGAAAATATAATCAGTAATTGCAGATTTTATGGAAGTCAAAAAAGACGGATCACTCAAATCAGTAATAATTACATCAACTGCCTTCAAAGAAATTGCAAAATAATGAATATCAAAAACACTCATCGGCCTACGTCCACGGTCTGACATTGGTTTTGTAATGTCGGGATCTAATTCAATTACAGATTCAACATCTGTTAATATTGTGGCTGTCGGAGTTCCGAACCCGTCCAAAGAATCCAAAGGATTAGCTTCAACATAAATGTTTAATTCTCCAACAAAACCAATTTTAACATAAGGGTAAATTCTACGAACCCCGGCGGCATCACCTGCCCAAAGCATATAGTCAATCCTTGCACCCCCCTGCGGCTCACTTCTATAAGCTTGTATAACCTTGAATCTATAATCTTCAATTTTTTCTGCTTCAATGGCTTCAATATCAACACTTAACACAATTGCAAAGCTATTAACTAATGCAATCGGTGCCGTTACTTGTAATTGATCCCCGACTTCTAAACGTGAACCAGTTCCGGCTTCTAATGCAATTATCTTTACAGTTCCTGTCAATCCGGTAAATGTAAATAAATCCTGACAAATAAAAAGTTTGTCAGGACTTGAAGCGGTATCTAAACTTTTGAAGGTAGTATTTGGCTGTATAGTTGCTCCGATTTCACCCGAAACTGTAATAAAATATTCGCCCGCAATTGCATCAAAAGGCAACCTATTTAATTTTACAAGTCCAAAACGTTCCAAAGTACCGCCCAAATCTTCACTATCTGCGGTATCTGGAAATATATTTTTATAAATAAATGCAGATGTTAAATAAATCAGTTTTAATTTTGCAGCTTGCACCGCTGCAAAAGCTATCAAAACTAATTTTCCAACTATAAAACGGATTTCTAATTTATTTCTTAAATCTGTTAAAATAGAAGTGTAAAGTTCGTTATATGTCGGAATTGTCATATTATTATTGTTTCAATAAGTTCATTTTTTGTACCGTCCCAAACAAAAATTATTTTTTCAGGAATATCATTTGGCTGTGTCAATTCTACTTCTAATTTAAATTTCGATAATCCAGGAACTGAACCACTAATTTTAATATCAGCATACTTTTTCAAATATTCCAAGTCTTTTTTTGCTGCATTTTCTAAAATGGCAATGCCGGAACTATTCAAAGATACATTTCTTAATTCATTTTCAAAACTTGAAAACATTTTATTTTCTTCATTCAATAAAGAATTGCCCCACCAATCGCCCTCAATATTCCCACCAAATAAAGCCAAATAAACCTGATTTGTCAAACTATCAACAGTTTGAATGTATCCCGACTTTGATTCTAAATCGCCGCCGCTGCCAGTTTCGTAAATCATTAAATCTATCATTGCCACCCTAAATTTTTGGTTAAATTTATAGGAATACCATTTTTATTTTCAGAAATTGAAGCTTGGCCTGTTTTATCGTTAATATTTATTCCAATACTTGACAAAATACTTTGCATATTTGAATTTGTATTGTTTTGTTTTGCGGCATCAGGATTAAGCGTCTTTATTGTATTTGTCGTATTTTTATTAACATCAACACCTAATTCAGTCTGAGTTTTTTCACTAAAAAAATCAATAATATCGCCCAATGGTCCAAAAGCATCCATTAAAGGTTTAATTGCACCCTCAATAAGCGATGTTATGTTATCCCATAATAATGAAATTACCTCTCCTAAAATTGAAAATTGGTTAATAATCGGTTCTAATAAAACCATTAAATTATTCCATTTTTCAGATAACCAATCAACTAAAACGCCCAAACCTTGAAATAAAATAATCAATGGATAAATCGCAAACCTTATCAATTTTGCAAACCAAGAATCGGATTCTTTTAACCACTTTATCATATCTTGCCAATATACTATCAATAAAACAATTACCGCAATTATGGCTGCAATTATTACGACAATAATCAACATAGGAAATAAAGTTGCCCAAGTGGCAGCCGAAGTAAGCCAAAGAATCCCATTATAAACAGCCATAGCAATATTTATTCCCAACATCAAAACCCGAAATGCACTATATGTAATCAATCCAATAGAAACTACTTTTATAAGCTGTTCCATATTGTCCGCAACCCATCCCAAAACCAACTTAGTTTTATTTAAGGCTTCATTTTCTGAGTTAGTAGAAGTAACTGCATTTTTAAAACTATTGACTAATTCTTGCCACTTTGTCGATAATGTGTTAGTCATTATAGCTGCCTGAGTATTGGCAACATTTGTACCTGTCATTTTCGTTGTTAATTTTTCAATATTATCAACATTTTGCAAAAGTATTTGCCCTGCAATAATGTTCTCTCTTTTGAAAACATTTAAAGGGGCTGTTGCATCTTTTGTTATTTTTGAAAGTTCACGTAAACGGTCAGTTAATGGAAGTGAGTTGTTAGTAACTATGTCCAAATTAACACCAAGTCTGTCCAAATCTGCTAATGCTTTTGGATCTAATCCTTTCGCAGTTGACATTGTTAATAATACATTTTTCAACATATGACCAGCTTCTGCACCATATATAGTCTTTGCTCCTAATTGTTCGATTAATGCCACGCTGCCTTCAATACCAACGCCAACGGAATTTGCCACCGTTCCAAATTTTGTTAATGATTCTGTAATTTTGTCAACAGGTGCAGATCCTTCCAAACTACCAGCCGCCAAAACATTCATAATCCTAGCAGATTCATTTGCACCCAAATTGAATTGGTTCATTGTGCCCACTAAATTTTCAGCTGACAATTGTAAATCCATGCCAGTTGCTTTTGAAAGTGTGATTGCAGCTTCCGTAACTTTTGCCAAAGCATCTGCATTACCTAATAATTCAGGCCTTACACTTCCAACAATCTCAAAAGCTTTTGCAGTGTCCCCGGCAAACATTTTTTGTGCTTTTGAAACCCGTTCAATTTCGATTTGAAAAACTTTGAATTGTTCAGCCGAAACCCCGGTAATTGAGGCCAAGCTTGCCAAATTTTTATCTAATTCAACATTGGCAGCTAAAATTGATGTTGCAATTGCAATTCCAGAAATTGCCAAACCTAATTGGCCGAATTTTCCAATAGCATTAGAAATTGCACCACGCATTTTGCGCTCAGCACGTTCTACCCTTGCAAAAGCGGTACTTGCTTTTGATGCAAAAGAAGAAACAGCTGCCCCCATTTTCCCGACAATTGCAGAAAAACGATCAACCGCTGTAAATACTGTCTTAACTCCTAATGTAGTTGCCATTTATAAACTTTTACCGCTTTTT